AGCTCCGTTCGTCTGGATTATGATCCGATTTACTGGCGGAATGACGAGCATCACCAATCCACCCATCACTGGTAGTGCGGCGATCTGGATACCAGGTATCAATCTGATCTCTTAACTGCACACCAGCTGCACAAAGCCAAGGCTTCATTACTTAACTTATAGCCCTAAAGCTATTTTAAGATCATCTAAAGAAAGACCTACAGAAGATAATTTTTCTTCTATAGTTGGTTCTGCAGTTGGTTTAGCAACATGAGCATCTATTGCATTTTTTAACTCATCCTCAGTTAATTCAACACCTTCTGCTGCTAATATCAATTTCTTTTTAGGATCGTTAAAATCGCCTATTAAACCTTTATTACCAAGTTCTTTAGTTAGTTGAGATAGATTTATTTCCTTTGATGTAATTGCCATATTAAGACCCCATATCTATTGCAATAAAATGACGATAATAAAAAGTTGCAGTTGTGTTATCTGGACTCATAAATTTCATTGTAAAAGTATTTGATCCAGCAGTTAAACCGCTTAAATAAAAAGTTCCACTCATAAATTCAAGTGTGTTTGCGGTACTTCGTTGCCGCCACACAATACTATTATCCGCACCTGCCGCCAATGTTGTTGCACCGCTAACAGCAACGCTTATGTTACAACGATTATTTACAGTATTGTTATCAGCCCAACAGGTAACAGTTATCATAGCCTTAGTTCCAGTTGTTAAAGTTACGCTTTGTACAGTAGCCAAATCTGTAAAACTTGTTGATGTAGTAGATTGACCTGTTCCAACATAAACACCAGCAGAAACAAAACCACCACCTGGTGCAGACCAAACTGGCAAACCGCCTGATACTGTGAGCACATTTCCAGTGCTGCCAATTCCAAGTCTAGCTGGTGTAGAGCCACTTGATGAATAAACCATATCACCTGTAGTAGTCATTGGATTAGTCATGCCTGTAGTATCTAAATTAGCCCAAGCACTTCCAGTGTAATAAGTTGTAACATTAGTATCTTTTAAGAAAGCAAAATTACCTTCTTGTGGTGATGTAACGGCTGCATCTCTAGCTGTAGCATTAGCAAACACCCAGATACCCTGCATTAAATAGCCATCTACATCAGCTGCGGTTAATACCTCACCTGTAACAAAATCCTTAAAACCTAAACCTGCTGCCATTATATCTCCTTAGTAACTAAGCACATTATAGTCTAAAGTGCCCCATATATTGTTATTCAAAATCAGAGCGTCAATAACTGGCTCTAATGTCGTGAACGTGGTTTTCCAACTATTCGGGGTTATTGACATGCGTACCCCAAAAATCTGTAAAGTTTTCTCTAAAAGCGATCCGCCAGGCTGGGTAGTCTTGACTGTAATTGGATCAAAAAAGTCTAAGTCTAAAGCTGCCAATATGCCTGCGTTGTAGTTATCGGTGTATAGATCTAGGACTATGGCATCTACACGGATCGAAGTTTCTTGCCTAGAAGCCACATAAGCCTGGGCATAATCTAAAGCTACTGAATCTGATTCCATTAAAAGATTATCTAAAAAGTAACTATGCAAAAAGTATTTATCTATACTGGCTTGATTTAGGGCTACCTGTGGGCTGCCACTAGCTCTAGTAATTGTAGCTTTGTTAAATACCAGCACGTCATTTAATACCCAGGTAGCATCAAAGTAATCTATGCCTGTGCCATTGTCTGCAAAGACTGTAGGTGTGCCACCAATAGATCCAGCGGTAACGCCCCTGTCTTGGAATACAAAGTTATTATCGGCATCAACATAAATAGCGCCATACTCTGATTCTGACACTGTAAACAAAGCTTGTAATGCTGTGCGGTTAGTACCAGGATCTGCCTGTAATGTAGTAAGACCTGCATCTATATCACGCTGTGACGCTGGCCAGTCAATTTCATCTAATATCTTATTAACTCTAGTGCCAGATAATTGCCCTGCGGTAGCGCCAGTAACTGTAGATATTTGTGCTAACTGGGCTAACCTAAAAGCGTCTACAGCTTGAATAGTAGTCATGGCTAAATCTGCTTCTGATTCATCTGGATAAGTCGTAACATAACTTGTGATAAATCCTGAGAATATAGGATAAGTTACTGAGCCATAAGTAGCAGTAATCTGTACTTTCTTCATGGGTGTTAATAAATTGTAATAAGGCCCTGATACATTCTGTGGGTTAAAATCGCCATTCTGATCTACTATGCGTAAAGTCATTGTGCCAGTTTGAAATTGATCGCTTAATGCAGTACGGCCTCTATTGGTTTCGATACGATTAACCCTATTAGATACATCCACGATTATAGATGTGGCATCTCCCAATATGTTTACATCTAGTTTGCCTTCATCCAAAATAAGTGTTTGAGCAAAACTAGGGCCAGTGCTAAAGTTAATTATCGCATTTATTACAGGTATTGTCATACAATAAATCCAGCTGGTACTGTGCTATATCCTGATCTATTTGCTACCTGAATACTCTCGGCAATAGCTTGGCTTAATCTGTCGCCACCTGCATCTACTGTAACTCGAATTTCTGTAGGTGCTTGTGCTGACGATCTTTGTACACTAAAGCCAGGGAAGCCACTTAAAAAATCTTGTATTCTTGCATTTGTATCTTGCACTTTTTCTATAGCTTGTGGCACTGTAAAAGAAGCATAAGGTGATGTAGGTGCTGTAGGTGCTGTAGCGGTAGGCATAGCAATAGGGAATTTAGCAAGCATGGCTGCTATTCTTGCGTTTAGATCTCTTATAACAGAAATAGCCATATCCTCTATGTATGTATCTATTTTATTTGATAAGGTTTTAATTTTCATTATGCCAAAATCTTCTAAGCTCATGCCTGCAAGTCTGGCCTGTTCTGCTAGTTTCTTTAACGCTTCGGCTGCTTCTAACTCAGCTAATAACTTCTTTGCCATAGCATCATTATTATCTAAGATTGCCAACTGTGCTCTTAGGCGTAATTTAGTTTCTTCATCTGTTGCAACGTTTAATGCTTGGGTTATGCCTATGCGCTCTAAATCAAACTTCTTTTTAAGTTCTTCTACGTTTTTGCTTTCTAAATTGTTCTTTTGATTAATTATGTTATATTCTCTTTTACGTGCATTTAATAATTGTTTTGCAACTTTAATATCTGGGATACCAGAATATCCACCCATGTTAGGTTGAGTTTTAGCCCTTGGTTGTGTTAATACGTTACCTGCCGCATTTAATCCTATAATACCCATAGCGCCGACAACAGCCTTTGGTTTTCTGCTTAAAATTGCTAAGGCTAATAAACCTGCTTGAAATTGTGGGTTATCTACTAGGTCATCAAATTTCTTTATTAACCTTGCCATTTCAACAACAGCATAAGCAATGTTGTCGCCTAAGTTTTCAAAATCATCCGCAAGGCTGGCTACTGATTCATCTTTACTTAATATAACTAGCGCATCTACTAAACCTGTACCAATAGCCTTTGTAGCTTCATCAACACCCTTTTTAAGCACATCCATCTTGCCAGCATAAGTATCTAATCTAGCTGCGGATTGACCAGAGAATCTTTTTTCCAATGCGGCCATGATTTTGTTCATGTCGCCAGTTGCAATTATGTTTTCATCTATACCTGTGTTTAGGCTTTTAATTCCTTTAGTCTGACCTCTGATACCTGCGGAGATAGCACTTACTACTGTACTTAAACTTTGACCTGTGCCAGCGCTTATGTTTAATGCAGCCTCTAAAGATCTTTGTGCTAGTTCAACTGATCCAGTAGCATTTAAGAACGTTTGAAATGGTGCACGCAGATCATCTAATATGCCTAAAGTTTTTTCTAAACTCTTTATGTAGGCTTCTACCTCGGTTACTCTAAATGCGTTGCCAGTATTTTCTAGCTGTAACTGTAGGCGCTTGGCTGCGGCCTCATCATCCGTAAAAGCTTTGATCGCTTTCTTGCTAAATGATACTAAGGCTGCTGCGCTAAAAGTTAAACCAAAAGTTCTACCTAATTTTTTTACTTGCTTATCAAATACGCCAACATCTTGTTTAGCCTTTTTTAATGCTTTACCATTCCAGGTGGCTAAGGCGGATACGACTACATTGGCCATTATGCAGCCCTCTTAACTTCTGTAGATGAATTGAAAAAATCAGCGGTCTTATTAATTGCCTTTAGTATTGCATCATAAACTTTAGGACTTTCATTGGCAAAAGCCTTATAAATTAAACGGCCCTTAGTCTTTTTGCCACCACTTCTAACACCTTTAATTTTAGGCTGAGATGTCAATTCTGGCAGGTCTGTAACAAACTGATAACCAGCGAATGGGTTATTAGAATTATAAGCGGCTGTAGATCTGCTTCTACTTTTTTTGCTACCAGATTGCTTAAATGCCATAGTGCCGCCACCTTCGTAAACAGATGTAAATGGCGCTCTGCCTTGTGGGTTTAATCGGCCAGCGGTTTCATAAATACGACCAACTGCACTGATATTGTAGACATAATTTTCTACTTGAAATCCGTTTTTAAATTGTCGGTTTTTACCCTCTTTGTAACCTATGCCACCTTTAACATTGTTAGATTCATACTTCGGAAATGGTCTGTAATCTACGTCAGATGAAATAGGTTTAGACCATCCCGATAACACTTCGCCATTGCCAGGCACATAACTTTTAGCCAAGGATTCTACGCCACGCATTAAAGGTGTAATAGCTGTGCGAATACGATTATACATATCCTCATCAACAAAAGTTAAGCCTTTTTGAATATCATCTACGCCTATTACCTCTACTGGCATTTTTGATCTCCTTGGCTCGATCTGTCAATACCTGGACTATTGCTCCAAGCATTTCAGAATCCATTTCTATAAATTCTTTAGGCGGTATTCCAAGTTCTACAGATAACATTGCTATCGTGTAAAGGATTGAATCCCGCTGTACTATTTTTTTTCTTCGTCTAATACCTCGACAGTTTCTAAGCTGTCTATAAATTCTGGATTAAACAAAGATACCTGAGCACCAGCCCTACGTAGACATTCCCAAGCTAGCCAATAAATATCGCTTTGCTTTTCTTCTTCTCGTAGGGCTTTACTTATACCCATGCCTCTTTTTAATTCGAAAGCGTACTCGACACCTGGCGTTATCTTGTGTTCAGATACTTCACCATTAGCCCTTGTTATCTTTAGCTTTGCCATTATTACTCCTTGATTAGAACGGTACCGAAGGTGATACTGTTACGGCGGAGTTTAGCGTAAAGGACACGCTAGATGTGGCAATTTCAGCGACTCCAGCCTGACCCAGTGGGGTTAGGTTATTGACCAAAATTGAAAATTGGTAGGTAGGGTTATCTGCTCCTACAGCTGTGCCCTTAACTGTAATAACTGATACGGCTAGGGTCTGACCAAATGCAGCATTTAATGTTTGCATAACATCAGCAGAAGCCCAATCGTTTAGGAAGTCGATAGAAAATGTCCCAGATGACAAGCCCTGGACAAAGCGGTGTGCGGAATCCCCCATGCTTGTAATTTCTAGTTCGTCTACGATTTGATTGATAACAGCGCTAGTTACAACATCACTGATATCAACAGATGGTGTAGTAGGCGCAGCGGCAGTAGCCAGTTTAACGCCTACTTTATTATTTAGATATATGGCCATTGTTATTCCTCATCTTTCTTAGGTTGTGTTACTTTTTCTTTAGGTGTTTCTTTTATTTGGCCTATCTTGATTAAGAAGGCTAAATCTTGTGCATCACTCATTTTAGCTCCAACTCGTTAGTATTGATACAGTTATCTCACTTACCAATAGATCGCCACTATTAGCGCTAACGATTGATGGTGCTGAGATACTACTTATGTTTAGTGTTAGTGGTGCTGCCGCTAACTTTGTTACCACTGCAACTAGATAATCTTCTACACCAGCTAAGTTACCTTGATTATCTAATGCAGGCTTAGTTATTAAAATCTTAAAATTAGCCAAAGGTGAAACAGTTATTTGGGTATTATTGCTTGGTACAATATATGGATCACTTGGTGTGATTACTACTGCGTTTGCAAGTAGTGTGGCTGGTGGAAAACTAAATACTGACCATACACCTGCGTTAGTTAAAGCTGTTGCAAGTGTGCCTCGTAGTGTGGTAATCGCAGCTGGCATATTAACCTACCAGTGATGCTGGACTTGAATACGGCTGGATGAGGCCACGCACTCGGTTAATCAGCTGATAACCCATCCGATAAGGGCTAGCACTGACCCCATCCATACCGACCCCACCAGTCTGGCTGACTTGTCTAGCTTGCCAGATGTCCACTGCAATTATCATTGCAGCTTCTCGTATTGCAGGGGTGCTCGCATAAGATTGGGTTTTGTGTTCTGGGCCTCTTGCGTTGCCATAAGGTACTACTTTATGAAAATTTTGATTAGCTGCTGTTTTTGCATATTGCACAAATGAATAACCATTAGGGTAATTGGCTTGGCCATATTGATACATAAATACTGGAATTAGATTAGTAGTGCCTGTGCTTGGCGGTATTGTGCCAGTGATTGTGTAAGTGCCATTAAATGTTGAACCACAAGCGCTTACTACTATTTGTTGACCTGTTACAAATGCGTTTGGATTAGCCAGCATAAGTGTTGCCACGTTATCTTGTAATGCTGTGCCTACTACTGGGGCATCATTGTGCCATAAGTATTGTTGTATTAAATCTTCTGCCGATTGACAACATTCTTCCACTGTCGCATCGGAGTAGAGAGACCCAATTCCGAGATTCGCTCGTAATTCTGCTGTTGTAACAAACGTGGCTGGCATCTCTACTCCTTTGCTAATAGCTCTCTGGGGCTAGGGCTACTAAACCCCAGAGATTCTTAATTGATTATCGGGTGTTATCAGGTCTTCTTGTACTTGATAATTCCGTTAGGCATCTTGGCGATTGTTGCCATGTATCCGTAAATTGCTACCTGTACTTGTAGGTTTGATACTACGTTAACAGACATATAAGCCTGTGGTGAGCGATATACAGTAAATGCTTCTGGTGCAAGGATTACGGCAGAATCATCATCGAATGTAGTTGCTGAGAAGTTCTTGTCTACGTATAGATCAAGTCCTAATACTGAACCACGAATTGATTGTGGGCCAACTTGTCCAGCTGCGTTCATCGGTTGCAACGCATTAAATACGGGCCTCTTAGTGGTGTCTTGAGCACCGATCAACGCACCCCATTGTGCTGGGTTAGCGATGTAGTTCTGTGCAAAGTAACCTGTGTTTGAGTAGATAGTACGTGCACCCTCAGTTGTAAATGCAACGATTCCGTCTAGATCTGCAGATGTATTTGTACCATTCATACCAGCTGCAAGTAGTGCAGTTAATACAGTTGTATCAATTGTCTTCAAATAAGCTAAAGATAATTGGTTTGTCAACTCCTCATAAAATCCAGGATATCCGCTGCGCTCTAGAAGCTCCACAGATAGCGTATTCATGCCAGAATACTTAGATACTGTTCCAGAAAGATACTGGCTGACCATATCTGTATTTGACACTGCGCCGCCTTCGGCTTCTACAGTTACAGTTGGTGCTACACCAGTTCCACCACCACTTGAAGTAACAAGTGAAGGGATATTGATTGTAAGACCAGTTGGGGGCAAAGTTCCCTGGCTGCAAGCATCAATAGCAGGTGTACCAAAGCGTGTATTAGTTACAAACTCTGTTAGATATTGTGTTGGATTAAATCCT